CATAGCGGCAACCACAAACCATCTGCACACCACCATCCTGAACGATGCAGAAGCACACATGGAAGTTGTGTACAGCGTGGACCTGAAAACATGCATTAACGATTTCAAGAATGCTGTAGTCGGTATTAAATCAGACGTAACACTCCTGGCGAATAGCTGGACCGTTTCAGATGATGGTTATTACTTCACTCAGGAGATAACGGTACCGAATACAACCATAAACAGCAAGATTGACCTGCAGCCAACACCAGAGCAGATGATCTACCTCTTGCAGTCAGAAATTTCACTCTTCGTTGCAAATAATAATGGAACTATTGTGGTATATGCGCTTAACGCAGTACCAGAAGAAGATATGACATTCAAAGCAATAAGAAGTGAGGTGTATACATTATGATTGTAGGAAATGTAATAGGCGGAAACCCTGTTACACCAAGGACTTTCATGCTCGAAATGGAAGATGGTAGCAAGATTGCTGGTGTGCTTACAGAAAGCGATACCGAAATCACAGCAGATGCGAACGATATCAGACAAGGGAAGACTGCTCTTCTCGATTCTGGTCTGATTGTAGGGAAGAAAGTCATTCCGGCTTATCATACCAATGAAGGAGCGGTGGCAATTCCAAACGGAAGCACTTACAAAATAAAGACTCTAAAAATATTGGATTTGTATGATTTTACAAAAATGCTTGCTATTGTTTGTGATTTCAATACAAATTTAAGCAACAGTGTAGCAGCAAGAACTGTGGTTATAAACAGAAATGTATACGCAGTCCTATCTACTATTTCTCTTTCAGAAGTCATGGTAAATCACGAAGAGAAGACTATTGACTTGGGAATAAAAAATGAAACAGGAAAACCTCAGATTTTAAGATTTATCACGTATAAGGAGATAGAATAATGGCAGTACAGGCTTATTTTAATTACGCATTAATTGATCCAGACACAAAAATGTGCATGGAAGTAGTTTCTTCAACAGTAGAATACCCAGAAGACCAGCTTGCAGAGAATAATCTTGTGGCAATCCCAGCATACGATGAAGAGTATTTATTCAAATACTACATCAACGGTAACTGGTACGAAGATGCAGCAGGCACTATTCCATGGAGTTCTTCTTTGATTTAAGGAGCTGGTAAGCTATGGCGAAAGCTAAAACACCCACACTAAAATTATTAGGGCAGATTTCTTCTGCCCTAATTGCAGATGGAGCTGTTACAAAAGAAAAGTTATCAGATGATTTGCAATCTTTAATAGGCGGCAAGGCATTTCACGAAATTAAATATGATAAAGAAACAGGCTTTCTTTATTTTCTTGATGAAAACGGAGAAAACGTATACGATCCAGTTTATATCGGATTCGGTTCAGGTGGCGGTGGTGGAAACAATAATGCCACATTAACAGCTTCAAACACTACAGGATTTATTTCCAAAACAATTTCAGATAGCGAAGATTGTGTACTGTCCTGTACATGGAGTTCCGTAGAAAATGAATTCCAGACAGGTAACGGTTCACTAAATATCAAGGTAAACGGAATCTCCAAGCTCGTAAAGGACGTTGAGCAGGGCGATATCGCCATCAACGTAAAGGATTATCTTGTAACAGGTAGCAACGTTATCAAGTGGACGATTTCAGACGTATATGGCAACCAGAAAACATTGTCATTTAATATTACAGTCCAAGTTTTTTCACTTGCATCACCATTTGATGATTCCGTGCATTACACAGGGGATATTACATTCCCATTTACCCCAACAGGTGCAACCACAAAGACAATGCAGTTCATCCTGGATGGGTCACTTATTGGAAGTTCGGAAGTGACCACAAGTGGAAGACAGCAGAACTTCACAATTCCAAAGCAAGCCCACGGATCACATACCTTTGATGTGTATTTCACAGCAAATATCAATGATTCCATCGTAGAATCCAATCATTTGTACTACGATATTATTTTTACTGAAGAAGGAAACCAGACACCTGTTATCGCATCATCTTTCAATGTAAAGAGCATAAGCCAGTTCTACACAGCAGCAATCCCATGGATAGCTTTCACACCTGGTTCATTGACTTCTGACGTTACACTCTATGTAAACGGAGAAGTTTATAAGGAATTAAAGGGAGTAGACAGAACGAAGCAGATATGGTCATACAGAGCGGATGTGCCAGGAGATTTATTACTGGAGATTGAAACAGGCGGTGTAAGAAAACCATTTGCACTTACCGTTTCAGAAACCGACATTGATGTATCAGCAGAAGAGAACGATTTGAGCTTATATCTGACCAGCTATGGACGAAGCAATAACGAAGCGAACAGAGATACATGGAATTATGGTAATGTTCAGACGGTATTTGAGAATTTCAACTTTGTTTCTGATGGATGGCAGTTAGACAGCGAGGGAAATACAGTCATGCGAGTAGCAGGGGATGCGAGACTTCACATTCCACATAAGATATTTGCAAATGACTTCCGTACCTCAGGAAAGACCATCGAATTTGAAATAGCTGCAAGGGACGTTCTCAATTATGATGCTACAATCCTTTCGTGTATGTCTGGTGGACGAGGTATTGATATCACAACACAGATGGCTTTATTTACATCTGAACAGTCCGAAATCAGCACCAAATACAAGGAAGAGGAACATATCCGTATTTCATTTGTAGTAGAAAAGAGAAGCGGAAATAAGCTGCTATTCTGCTATATCAACGGAACTCTTGCAAGATGCTCTCTGTATTCAGATGATGATGATTTCTCTCAGGCACTTCCAGTAGATATCACCATCGGATCTAATGACTGTATTACAGACATTTATAATATCCGTGTATATGACAATGACCTCACACGTTATCAGATGCTCGATAACTGGATTGCAGATACACAAAACATTTTAGAGAAAAAAGAAAGATTTGACCGTAACAATATCTATGATGATTACGGAAAAATTACGATAGATACACTTAAAAAAGACGTACCATACCTGGTATTAATATGCCCGGTACTTCCTACATTCAAGGGAGATAAGAAGACGTGCTCTGGATATTACGTTGATCCTGTGCATCCAGAAAGAAGTTTCACTTTTGAAGATGCGGTCATTGACGTACAGGGTACATCATCACAGTATTACTGGATTAAGAATATCAAGGCGAAATTCGCAAACGGAGTTACACTGGAAAACGGTACTCTTACAATGGTATATCAGCTTAATGGTGTAGGAGTGCCAACAAACACATTCACATTCAAAGCTGACGTTGCATCCAGCGAAGGATTCCTTAATATTATCCTTGCACAGCTTTACAATGAATTGTGTCCAGTCAAGACACCAGCTCAGGAAGACAATCCAGAAGTACGACAGACAATAGACGGACATGCCATGGTCATTTTCCACGATAACGGAAGCGGACCACAGTTCTACGGAAAATTCAATTTCAACCATGATAAAGGAACTCCTGAAGTATTCGGATTCGAAGAAGGGGATGAATCATGGGAAATCCTGCAGAACGGTACTGACCGTGTGGGATTTAGAAGTGCAGATTTCTCCGGGGATGATTGGAAGAATGACTTTGAAGCACGTTATCCTGATAAGAACACAAACACAACAAAGCTGCAGGAATTTGCAGAATGGATAGTTTCTACGGATACAGACCAGGCAACAGACGAAGAACTGGACGAAGAAGTGACATACGGAGATGTGACATACACACATGATACGGAAGAATACAGGATTGCAAAATTCCAGTATGAATTACCAGACCATGCGGTGGTAGCAGATTTAGTATTCTATTATCTGTTCACACTTGTATTCCTTTGTATTGACCAGAGAGAAAAGAATGCATTCCCTACATGGATTGCAAGACTGATGCGCTGGATTGTACTTTTCTACGATGCGGACTCTTCCATGGGAACCGACAACAAAGGGAAACTGTCATTCGATTACTGGCTGGAAGACATTGATTTCACGGAAGCAGGAGATCCAGTATTCAACGGTCAGAATTCTGTACTTTGGAAGAACCTCAGAACTTGTTTCTGGGATGAAATCTGTGCGGAATACATAAGACTCCGTACAACAATCCGTAACGATGGCTCAGGATTGCCTTTATTGAGCTACGAAGTAGTTATCAATAAAATTAAGGCCCACATCGGAACATGGTGTGAAGCAATCTACAACGAAGATGCTTATAAGAAATACATCGAACCATTCATCCTGAATGGGGATGCATCTTATCTGCCAATGCTTCACGGTAGCAAGATTGAATACGTGCAGTGGTGGTTATATAACCGCTTCAGATATCTGGATTCTCTGTTCGTAACAGGTACATCCATGGAAAAACGAATCATGATCCGTGCTCATGCAAAAGCAAATGTAAAAATGAAATCATACGTGAACATGTATGGACGTGTATATTTCAATGCGTTAATTGCAATGCACCGAATGATGCGAGGACAGGAATACGAGTTCGAATGGAATGTTACAGGAGCGGAAGATGCGGTAATCGGTATCAACGATGCAGATATGATTACTGATATCGGAGACCTGGCACCATTGATGCCTGAAACTATTGATATTTCAGACGGAATCCATCTTACAAAATTGAAGTTCGGGGATGTTGGTTTTGTAAATGACAACATGACAACGGTAACGCTCGGAAACAACGTGCTCCTGAGACTGATTGATGGTAGAAACTGTCCGAAGCTCGCAGGAAATGTAGATGCATCTGGATGTACAGGACTGGAAGAAGCGTACTTTGATGGTACCGCTATTACATACCTGAAACTTCCGAACGGTGGTAACTTAAAAGTTCTCCACCTGCCAGAAACAGTAACGAACCTTACGTTAATGAACCTCTCAAAACTTACAGAGTTTGTACTTCCATCTTATGCGAATGTTACAACACTCCGATTAGAAAACATGGGAGAATTAGTTGACAGTAAATCTATCATCGAATCCATGGCAGCAGGAAGCCGAGTACGTATTATCGGATTTAACTGGACATTTGAAGATGCAGCAGAGCTGGATGCGTTTATTGATATCCTGGATACCATGCGTGGACTTGATGAAAAAGGAAACAACGTGGATATGGCTCAGATGCAGGGAACCATCACGATAGACACTATCGGAAGTAAGGCTCTGTATCTGATAAGACAGAAGTATCCTAGCATTACACTCGTTTACAATACTGCAGTCGGATATACAGTCAACTTCTACAATGGTGATGAATTATTACAGACTCATGAAAATGTTCAGTATATGTCTACAGTTTCATACGTTGGTGATGATCCAGTTCATGCAGAAGGAGCAGAAGATTGGAAGTTCATCGGCTGGACTCCTGAACCATCTGAAATTACTGGCGATACAAACTACTATGCTCAGTATCAGTTTGTTGGAAGTCAGGCTCGTAAACTGGTACAGCGTACTCTTAGTGGGGATTATGTGAATGATACGGTTGAAAATATCGGTGAGCGTACATTCTATGAATGTAAATCATTAAAAAGTGTAAAATTCACAGCGGCAAAAAGTATTGGTACATATTCATTCGGCAAATGTTCATCATTAAGTAGTATTGATTTCCCAGAAGTCACTAACATTTCCAATAACGCTTTTACGGATTCCACACCATTATATAGTGCCAATTTACCAAAAGTCACTAGTATAGGAACAAACATATTCTCTGGTTGGAATTCTTTAGCAACCTTAGTTTTACCATCGCTTACGACAATGGCTCAGCAGGCACTGGAAATGGCTAGAGCACTTAAAACTGTAGATTTCTATAAACTTAAGAGCATGCCCGCAGCAGCATTAAATGGTTGTACTGTTCTTGAGACGGTAATTCTGCGTTCAGAAACAATGTGCACAATGGCTAATGTTAACGCACTTAAGAATACTAAAATAGCCAACAGTGAAGGCTACATCTACGTACCAAGAGCATTAATCGAGGATTACAAGGTTGCGACAAACTGGAGTACGTATGCTAACCAGTTCAGAGCGATAGAAGATTATCCTGAGATTTGTGGGGAGGTGACTAAATAATGAGTGAATTTATTAATACAATAGATGCTCTTGGTGATGAAGCGGTAATGAATTCTATTATCGACAGGAGCATTACTGAGTTTAAGGATGATGTGATTACAAGTATAGGCTCTTATGCGTTTCATGGATGTAAGGCACTGGAGACTGTAGATTTGCCAAATGTAACTAATCTGAGTGAACGCTCATTTAACTCCGCATCAATTTCAGACACTTTGCATTTACCTAACGTTGTTACAATTAGTGATAGTGCATTTACCGGAGCCAGTCTTCCGGAGAGAGTATCATTACCTAGCTATATTGGACCATCTAATCCAAGTAACGTGCAACGTATTTTCGATGGGGCAAGGATAACGCATTTCGATGCGCCTAACTGTGAGGTCTTACCAGATCGTACATTTTTCAACAATTGGTCATTAAAAACTATAAATATACCAAAAGTAAAAATAATTGGTGTGGCGGCATTCTATGGAGCTACTAGTACTAATACCAGTATGAAGTGGATTGATTTACCGGTTTGTACTGAAATCAAGTCGCAAGCGTTTCACGGATTAAAGGCATTGAAAATATTGATTCTTCGTAATACGGAAACTGTATGTACACTAGGAGATACGTATGCGGCGATAGCTAATACTCCAATCGCATCTGGTGAGGGTCACATTTATGTACCAAGAGCTTTGATAGAAGAATACAAAGTAACAACTAACTGGAGTGTATATGCTTCACAGTTCAGAGTATTAGAAGACCATACAGTAGATGGCACTATTACAGGCGAGCTGGATATGGGACCATGTGCTGGAATTAGTTTAAGTGCTAGTGAGCTTACATTTACGGATGAAAATTCACAGTCTCTAACAATATCAACGACTCCTAAAGTAGCAGACGAAGATGTTATATGGAGCGTTTCAAAATTGGGCATCGTGTCTGTTAATAAGAACGGTGTAGTTACACCACTCGCAGATGGCGAATGTGTTATTACCGCTACATGCGGTGACTATTCAGCATCATGTACAGTTAAGGTTAATGCCGGATTAGATGGTAAGTTATATGACTGGGATTTCACTAAATCTTTAGTCGATACAGTAAATGGCGTAGAAGCTACATTAATCAACAGCCCAACTCAGGATGATAATGGACTTACATTCAACGCATCGGGGCAAGCTTGCGTCTTAGGAAATGTGATAACTAAAAGTCGTAGAATCGAAATTGATGTTGCTTCTATGGCTATCGCAGATACCTCGGTTAATCATAGATTCGTCATGCTTGATTCCGAAGGATCATCGGAAGGCCCTCT